AGTAAACTATTATGACCCAAATGGTCAATTGACTATTGTAGACAATGCACAAGAGGTTAGGGTAATTGTAGACCAAAACGGTTCACAAGAGTTAGAGATAACTCCAAGCACAGAAGGTCAAACATTTGTTTATGGTGATGAACTAACGGTTATTGAATCAACACCACTAGGAATCATTAGTTACTAGGAGTAAATTATGATAGCTGAATTTGTATTAGTAGTAAGTGTTACTGCTCCAATAGAGCATTTTAAATACATTGGTCATTTTACTAGCTGCAACAAAGCACAAATTTATGTTGAGCTAAACATTCCAGATGCTAAATCAACAAGGTGTTTGCTAGAAGATTACATTTACTTACCAGAGGATTTAAAGAAACGCACAATTAACATTCACAACAACTGTAAAATAGAAAGGACTTGCAATGGGAAAAGGTAGTGGTAGAAGACCAACTGATGAAAAAAAGTTTGAAGATAACTTTGATAGAATATTTAACAACAAAAAGGATAAAGATGGCAAAGACAAGCCCAACCCAACGAACACTAGCCCGCCTAAAAAGTGAGGATTATGATTTGGTAGCTATTACCGAACGCTGGAATCCATTTGCCAAGATACGCCAAGACCTTTATGGGATTATAGACATATTAGCTATTAAGGATAAAGACACTATAGCCCTCCAGGTAACGAGTTACAGCAACATTGGTGCTAGGGTAAAGAAGATAACTGAAAGTCCTGCCTTGCCCTTCCTGCGAGCTGCTGGGTGGACTATATTGGTAGAAGGATGGAAGAAAGAAAAGAACGGCAGATATACCTCCAGAATTGTTGACTTATCTTAATTTAAAATAATATGACAAAAGACTTGCATTTAATATAAAAGAGTGTAATATTGTTTATGTAGTGATTAATAAACAAAGGAGATACAAAATGACAAAATATAAAACTTACTTAAAAAATAAAGCTATAAATTTTGGTGCTGGGTTTAACTTTAACCCTGATTTAGAAGAAAAAATGCCCACCAATAAGGAGCTACAAGCATGGTACGAATTATTGCTAGATGAAAAAGCTCCTGATTGGAAATGGGATGAGTTTTGGAAAGGTTATTATTATAACGGTGTAGGATTTGAATATCTTATGGCAGACCAATAATAATAAACAAAGGAGAAATAACATGAGAGAATACGGAGATTTGAACGGGGATGAGGATGACATTGCTTATAAGAATCAGCTTATAGAAGAAAACAATCCTAACGATGAACCAAACTTTGATGATTGGGAGGTAGCGTAATGACTAAAACAGAAAAAGAGTTTGACGTAGGTTACCAAGTAGGCGTTAAGGCTGCAGGACTTTTAGAAAAGAAAGAAAAGAATCCTAACCATAATCATATAGCAGGGTTAGTATCTAGCGTAATGAATCTGCTGTACTTTTATGCCCCGAAGGAAGAGTATGCAGATGAGTTGCTAGAGTTTGCCGTAAACTTTGCTAAAAAAGAATTAAGCTCTAAGTCTTGATTTTTATTGTAAACTTTGGTATAATCAGGGCGTTGGGATAACTTCGCCCTGAAGTTTCTCACACTCCTTTGTAACCCCACTTTAATCGGTGGGGTTTTTTATTTTATAGGAAATTATATGTGGTCATGGCATTTATTTTTAGGCTGTCAGTTTGGAATTGAATGGTATGAAGCTGATAAATCCCTTGCTAATTCGTCTGTTGGTAAATTTAGCTACTTTATTATTGACATAGGATGCGTAAGAATACAGAGGGCTGAAAGAATTGAATCACAATGATAATAATGAAAAAACCAATGAAAAAAAGACCAATGAAGAAAAACAAGAGGACTTACGCAGGTGGTTTGAAGCTCAACAGGATTGTGTGTAATGGGTGACAGATACACAACGATTCCTTTTTACGACCAATACCCTAACAGAGGCTTTGGTGAGTTTGGATTAAACCCTGAAGATTTAGCAATGGCAGGAAACTTTACTAACCAAGCATCACTACCAAACAATGGTTTATTATCTACTACACTAGGTGCAAGCTATCAGCCTACTGCTGAAAACACAATCAACCCTAGAGCAGCTATAGAGTATCAAGACCCATCAGGCTTAAACATAAACGCCTTAATGGATGAGTACAGAAAAACAGCAGGTGCAGAATACGGACCAGCTTATGCTAACATCACACAGACAGATAATGATTTAATTAAACAACTGGGCTTACAAGGGCAGAACTTTGGTGCTAATATTACTGATAGCAATCAGGGAGCTGAATTTGGATTAAACGCTTTGCTTAATATGTTTGGCGGTCAAGCAAGTGCAGCAGCATATAAGAACCCAGAAGATAAAGGATTGATGTTTAATTTTACTAAAAGCTTTTAAATAACTACGGAGCAATGACCTCGCAAGAGAGTTGCTAAACAATGGATAAAGATGAAATAAAAGAATTGGCTGCTAAACGCAGTTCAGAGGCAAATAAAGGTAACCAACATTCTAGCAAAATCAATAGGTTGCTAGGAGAAACACTTAAACGCAGGTTAATACAAGAAGAAGCTCAAAGAGCTAACAAAGTAGTAGAAGCTTTATTGCGTAAAGCAGAAGACGGAGATGTATCTGCTATTAAAGAAGTGTTTGACCGAAGTGATGGTAAAGTTATGCAAGAGAGCAAAATCTCTGGTGACTCTGACCAACCACTCATCATTCAAGTTGTTACAGGAATTGATGACAACGACTAAAAAAGTCTATACTAGCTACGAACCAAGAGAACCTCAAAGACAAATTCACAAAGCTGTAAGAGAAAATCGGTTTGTAGTAGTAGTAGCCCATCGGAGAATGGGTAAAACAGTTGGAGCAATTAACCAGCTAATACACAGTGCACTAAATTGTAAATTAAAGAATCCACGCTTTGCTTTGATTAGCCCTACATACTCACAAAGTAAAAGGGTCAGCTGGGATATGCTGACAGAATATACAAGACCATTAGGTGCAGTAAATAACATTGCAGAATTAAGGTCTGACTTTTTAGACGGAAGACGAATAAGTTTATATGGTGCAGATAACATTGATGCACTACGAGGTATATACCTAGATGGCGTAGTGATTGACGAATACGCACAGATTAACCCCAGTTTGTTTAGTGAGATTATACGACCAGCAATTGCCGACAGAAAAGGTTGGGTAATGTTTATTGGTACTCCTAAAGGCAAAAACCATTTTGCTACATTACGAGATAAAGCAAAGCCAGGTAAAGACGGATGGAAGCTGCTAGAGTTTAAAGCTAGTGAAACTGGATTAGTAGACCAAGACGAATTAGATGCAGCCAAGAAAGAAATGGGTGAGGATAAATACTCACAAGAGTTTGAAGTAAACTTCCACACTCCAGTTGAAGGTGCTTACTACGGAACTATCATTAACGACCTAGAGTTTAAAAGTCAGATATGTGACGTGCTAAAAGATGACATAGCTAAAACCTTTTGCTCTTGGGATTTAGGCATGGGAGATTCTACCGCAATATTTGTTGCACAGATTATAGGACAAGAAATTCACATCATTGACTACATGGAAAATCATGGTCAAGGGCTGGATTACTATATTAACTGGTTAAGAGATAAACGATATGACACAGCAGAAATGCTGCTGCCACATGACATTCAAGTAAGGGAGCTAGGTACTGGAAAGTCAAGGCTAGAGGTATTACAAGAATCAGGGTTAAATTGTAGGGTAGTTGCTAAACTTGGAATAGATGATGGCATCCAGGCGGTGCGTAGAATACTTCCCCGTTGCTGGTTTGATACCAAAGTAAAAGATGCAGTTGATTTATTACGGAACTATCGCAGAGCATATGACGAAAAGCGTGACGTATTCTTTGACAAACCTGTCCATGACTTCACCTCTCATTGTGCAGATAGCTTTAGATATTTAGCTATCGGATTAGATGAACGAGATGACGGATGGAGCAAACCACTTGAGATTAATAAACAATGGATAGTATAAATGAAAGATAAATATAAAGACTTTGATATTGATTCAGACGATAACTTAACATTAGTTAATCTTATTGGGTCGCATATTGATGATTCGCTAGGATACATTTCTACCGACACATCTCTTGAACGACAAAGGGCTTTAGAGTTTTACATGAGAGAACCCTTCGGAAATGAAGTAGAAGGGCGTAGTCAAATTGTAACTGGTGAAGTTGCCGAAGCTGTAGACGGTGCATTACCACAGATTATGAAAGTGTTTACCCAATCTAATAACGCAGTGGTTTTTGAGCCAGTAAATGAAGGCGATGCAGAGATGG